CCCGGGATGCAAGGCCAACATAATTTTTAATCCGCAAGTCGCGGATCCCGGGGGGGCCCCATGTTCGGGGCCGTTGAGGACGCCTTAAATCTTACCAAGATTTAAGGCAGTGAAAACCTTCCAGTTTTCACTATAGTCGCGGCTTTCGCCACGAGCGAAAGGTATGAAGTCCCAACGCGAACTCCACCTCTTCCTGATGTTGGCACACCTCTCCGTACTGCGAAGAGAGATAGAGCCATTCCTAATACTACCTGCCAATAAGGCCAATATGAGTCCGTCGGCGTTTTCAAACCAACGGAGAAACCTCTTATCGGCCTGCTTGCGCGGTGGTAGGCTGATTCGGCGCGAGCGCAAACTAGAATAGCGGTACATGATACCGCCAGTGTCTAGGTTGATCTTACGCTTAGTCAGGCAAAAGAGTGGCACTTTGATTCCAGCAGAGTCGTCCTCGTCAGCGGGGATAGGCAAAAACCTAACCATACTTTGGAGGTACCCAACTAGGTTCAGAAGCAACACACCATGCCTTGCCGACCATCGGTTAAGCCGATTGATGGCAGAGTAGTAGTCGTTAGCGTCCCTAAGGTGCTTTATATACACCCCTCGGACGTTTAAGCCGGACGAAAAGTCCGACCCGCACGACTCTCGGAAGGGTCCTTGATTAAAGGACTTGTCTATGTTGACACGAAAACCGAAGACTTCCAGCATTCGCACTGTCAGGTCATAACAACCTTTCAGGACGATGATGTCGTCTCCGAACACGGCAAAATTACTTTCGCCGTGCTGTCGTCCACGAAAGTGTACGGGATGGATTCCGTATACTGAGTAGACAGCATAGACAATAGCAGTAAACAAAATCGTCTGAAGGGGAAAAGTATAAGCATTCCCCATAGACGAAATCATATGCAGGTCTATAGTCTCACCACTTGGAAGAGTGGTGCGAGGTGATCTGAAGCTATTCAGGACTGAAAAAGCCCTGGACGGCAAGATCTCTCGCATTAGAGACATAGACAGGCTGTCTGAAGCACTTTTAAGGTCAATAGTACCAAAACGACCATTCAGACTGCCAATCCGAGCAAGCTCAGAGTTCTCATCGGGCTGGTTAGTAAAGTCAATTCCAACGACTTCACGAAGCCTACGCTCGAGAGCCCCCTGAACTCCTTTCTGATAAAACATATTCAGAATTGGCTCGGTGCATATGGTTCTGCTAACCTTCGCAGTTTTAGGAACAAAGCTAAGCTTGCTACCTGAAACGACACGAGTACCCCAGACGTGGTTGCGCAACGTATTACATGCAACCCAGAGGGGGTTACTACGGATCGTCTGTTCATAAAAACTGAACAGTGCTGGGCTTGTAGCCGTAAGCGGCGAGTTAGCCAACTTCGTATAGAAGTCGGTCGACGCACTGCCAACGGATGCACCAGGGCCAACGCCTACAGTCTCCTCAATCTCTGGGAGACTAAGGATGAAGTCCCTGTCGAGGTAGGACGGAACGGCAGTTATCTCACCGTCCGTCCCCGCTTCTTTTGGAAGCGGATAGAAGAAATTGTAGAGGAAGAGTTTTACCTCCCCAATAACAATCGCTTCTACCTCGGTTACAGTTTGGGACCCCAAGTCATAGTCCTTGCAGATCGCATTGCTTTCGAGAAAGATCTCGAGAGCAGCAGCGTCAGTTTCGGGAGTAGTACCGGTTTTACCCGGTATATACTTCTTAACTAACGAAGTTGCCAATGAGGCAAGTGCGGCCTGTTTTGGGCTCTGTCCTGGGTAACTAACTAAATAGCCGTCCCATCCTGCAGCGTGTAAGTCAGCTTCAAGTAGAGTTTGTAGCACACAAGCGGAAGTACGCATCGCGGCTGCTCCTATATTCCGACATGCTGAAGACGCTAGTCCGGTTAAGAACTAGCGAATTGGTACGAAATGTACCCTAGCTGCTTTAGGCTAGATCAGCCCGTTGACGAGGGTGTCACCAATGCCAGCAGAAAGCTGGTTGATGGCACCGACAGCCAAACTGGCTGCAGCACGCAAGTTCGAAGCGTCAGCAGTATCCGAACCCGCAGGCACGCCGAATTCGACGCGAATGAGGGCCGGAGTATACGGCTGACCAGCAAGGGGAAGCACTCCCTTGCGGACAACGATCTTGTAGACGTTGATCGGAATATCCTTAACCACTCCCGTGATAGGATTCGCCTTGCCAAGTCCACGAAGGACCTTGGGTCGGCTAACCATCACAGTGAATGGCGCCGCGACACTGTGTGCAACGACACCGGCTTGCGTTCCACCGAGAGCCGTAACAGCAAACTGCCGCCCGTTAGTATCAGGGGCGGTATCTGCCGTCAGGGTGTAGGTAGGAGCCGTGAAGCCAGTCTGTGCGCCCCCAGTTACAGGGGAAGTAAGTAGCATGGTCATGGTAAAGCGTTACTCCTATAGAAGTTAACGGCGCCAGGTACGATTACTTGGCGCTTGGGGGTGGATACTTATTCCAACCTGCGCAAGCAGAGCGGCAACATTAAGTAATTTGCCGGGACTGCGAGGCAGGCGGAATATCAGCGACGGTACAGGTACAGTCGCCTTGTTCCGAGAAACAGTATCCTGCGTCCAAACATAAGAACCAGGGACTGAGTCGAAAGCATCAATAACGAAGTTCGAGCCCTGAAGTGAATAATTATACGACTTATTCGGGTCCACATTTACAGCATAGTGGGCACGCTTTATCGTCGTATAGTTCGTCCACATAACAGAGCTCGTATCCGTCATTTGAGCCTCGATCAAGTCGCCAAGATTGGCGACATAGTCCGCGAGAAACGACCAGGGGAGAAGCTCCCAAGCAGTAGGCAGAAACTCGCTAGGGTGGAAACCCCAACGAGCAAGCCTATCTGAAGCGGTCGTCTCAGCTCGAGCCCAAACGGCTCCTCGATACCTAACAATATGCGTCTCATGCCTGTTAATTGAAACAAGCGTTTTGATGCTACTGTAAGGATTGAGAGATCCCGGGTACGTAGTTAAAAGTCTCTGATAGAAATCTTTACCTCCGCCAGACACCTTAACGACGCGATCAACTTCGATCCCCTCATTAAAGGTGTCCCGGATGTTTTCGATATCGTTCAGAAACGGTACCCAGCCGAAGGCATACTCGAGCCAACTCTGTGACGCAATTGCCGACAGATTTCGGGCGTATTTCTTGGGTTTCTTGTGAAAGTAGCGTCGCCGGTTTTCACGGTTGAGCTCCTTCACATGATCCAGATAACGCTTGATTCCGTCGAACAATCCAGCCGCAGGGTTGCGCAGCATCTTCAAAGTCTCTCTAAGCTCTCCGAGAAACGTAGGTCCAGACATGGACTGAACGGTTGCACGGACTTGCTTGAGGTACTGAGTAGCTGCTCTGGAGTCTGCATTAGAAGTCCAACCACCAATATAGCCATCCGGCGGATAGAAGTTCCAGGCAAAGTCGCCTGTAAACTCCTGATACCGCTTAGTCTGGCTTAGAAGTGGTTCGCGGTACGTCATACTAGCTGTACAACGTCGCTTCTTAGCGTTAGTAAAGACCGCAGACATTTGGGTCGTGGCGTTAGCCCCGACCTTTATTTGTTGGCGCCACTGGGGATTCGAATCGCCCGTCCTAGTTCGCAGAAGCTTTCGCGTCTGCAAATGAACATAGGGCAAGCCATCCGTTTTCCAGTAGCATCCACCAGATAGATATCTGCTTGTATCTTTAGTATACGACAAGAAGCCTCCTAACGAGGGATTCAAACCCCTCTGCCACTAAGGTGGCCGCAGTAAAACCAACCGGCATTCCACTAGAAATCCGATTTCATCCTTTGCAAAGCCTGCCAAAGCAGCAGAAATTGCAGAAAAGCAAGGATGAAGTCGATTAGTGTACTAACCTCTTCTGGCGAGAGATCGCCAGTCATACCAACCCGTTCTTATCTACGAGGGGCAAAGAGAAGTCCCAGTTCGGAACTTCAGCCCACTCTATAGAGGCGCATTTTGAACAATGCGCCACAGGTTTGGTAGGAGCGACACCAGCTTCAGGAATCGCTCGCCTGTTTGTGTACTCAGCAAGCTGAGCAGCAAAAAGACGGTCGAGCCTAGAATCAGGGTCGTGATTGAGAACCTTCTCGCGAAGGAGCCTTTCTGTCCAAAGGAGTTCTTCAAGCTCTGAAACAAGCTTGTAGTACCCCGACCGGACTTGTTTTGCGTCAAGAAGGAACCCGTACCGCATTTCTGCGATATAGGCGACGTCCGACGTGAACCGTGTACGGACTTGGACATTAGGCATTTCTCTCTCATAGGTTAGTAAGCCATCCTTTCGGATGGTGAAG